AAATAAATATTTACCATGGTAAAATTTTTTATCTAAACCTAGGTATTTGCCCTTTACACCATCCAGCCAATCAAAACAAGTAACACTAGGCCAATAACTAAAACAGTTCCACAGTTCCAATTCATGTACTTGCATATTCGGCACGTTGGATCTATCAAAAGTTTTTTGATAAAACGCTGATATAGGGAGACGCCAGTAACACGCACCGTTTGGTAACATGATATTAAATAAGAGCGCCCGCCCTGATATTGATGTAAGACCGAAGATAACACAGTCTTCACTTTCTCCGTGATGTTTTTTAAGATCATAAAGATACTCCTTTCTAATTTTGCAATATATTGGTGGAAGGTTTGCGTTTAGATATGACATGCTTATATTTTTCTTTCCAATATTTTTCTCTTTCTAAAACTCTAATTCTATATTCAATTTTATCAATACCTAATATTTTTTTCAACCAATTTAACATTTCCATCTTCTTCTTGCTGCACATATTCGTTTTTCAGGAGTCTTGCTACAATTAATATTGTGCATCTTCATCTGACCTTTTGATCTTCTACAATAAGAAGCTCTTCTTTTTGCAGCTTTTGAACCTTTCTTAACTTTTCCTGTTACTGCTGTCTTAAGTTTAGAACCAGGATTCATTCGTCTGTATGCACGAACCCCTGCAGAAGTCATACCTGCACCTGATTTAGTAGATCTAAAGTTTCTTTTATTCTTTGAAGGCATTCCACCTTTAGCAAAACCATCAATCTCTATACCTAGATCAGCATAGTAATCCATTTAATACCTAAACTGTTAATCCAGGTCCTGAATATTTATCTGTAAGCAAAGTATAAGCAGTCACTTTAGTTTTGGTTTTACAAAAAAGTCCTTTTGGAAAAAGAATTCCATCTTCAGGAAAGTTAAAATTAATAACATCTCCAGATGGTACATCAGCTTGAAACAAAGTTGCTCCAGCATTTGATGTAGTTGTAAGCTCCAAAGTTCCAGCTCCTGTGCCGTCAGATGCAACAATAATTCCTCTTAGTCTTATTGGTTGCTCTATAATAGCTGTGGCACCTGCCGCAGCGACAGATCTTGTTGCTTGTATATCACTTTTAAAACTCATGTGTTCTCCTAGTTCGTGGCTCCCGAAGGAGCCACTAATTATTTATTAGCTCCAAGGGTTAGCGAATGTACCGTTACCGATTAGTTGTGCACTAACTTGCCAAATTAAACCATCAACTGCTTGACATTCAATTTGAGCACCCATTAGTCCACCTTTTGTAGTGGCTGTAAGTGTTAATGTATCCGTGTTACTTCCGTTAAAAGCTGTTACAGCTCCTGGATCAGTTGCTGTATTATTATAGATAGCCATACCTTTAAATACATCAGCTGTGTTTCTACCTGCTGCAGTTCCTGCGTTTAAAACAAAAGTGTTACCACCTGTTAGATTTGCAGTTAAAACAAAATGATACTTTATTCCTACTCTGTTTAAGTTAGCTGGATCACTTGCACCTGCTGTAGCTCCGTTAGCCGTGTCTATGATTGAGGGTAAATTAAATACAGTGTTTGCATTTCCTACCTGTATAATTTTTCCTTGATATTGATCAATACCTGCAATGTCTGTTCCACCATCTACAGTTCCTGTAATTGATTGTGCCATGTTTGGACCTGTTCCTAAAAATCCATTTAAAGATCTTACCGGTCCATCAAACGTTGTTCTTGCCATAATGTTTCTCCTCTATAGCGGTTAAATTTTGTAGTCTCTATAGCGTCTGCCTAGCCAGTCTACAAAACTATAATTTTCTAGGTTGTTTACATTATATATAAAAAAAGGGGCAGAGTAAACTCCGCCCCTTTTAGATTGTTAGGTAATTAGATATTACGCAGCACCTGGAGAACCAAAGATTCCTCTAGGGTCAGAGAAGCCGAAGCTGTATCTTTCTCTAGCTTTGAATCTAACGTTTCCTGTGTCGAAATCACCTTCAATCGCAGTTTTAATTGGCGATCTTACGAAGTGTTTCATACCATTTGGTGCGTCAGTCATAATGAAGAATGCATCAGTATCATTTAAGAAATGGTTAATTCTATAACCTTCTGGTATCATTCCCATGTTTGCCATTGCGTTGATATCGTTATCTGCAGTTCCGACTCTTTGAGGTGATCTCATGATTCTCTCAGCAGTAAATTGTAATTCTTTTGGAATTATTAATTTTCTACCTTGAAGAGCGATCTTTAATCCTCTTTCGTCTACGAACGCAGCGATGTCAATCAATGATTGTTCTAACGATGTTTCTGACAAGTCAGCAGCAGTAGATAATTCATTTCTGAATGTTCCACCGTTTGCTAATGGGTGGTCAGTAGTACAAAGTGCTTTACCGTCACCTCCATTAAAGCTTCCGCCTGTATCAAACGCATTGTTTAATACATTCGCCGCTGTGATTTGTTTTGATTGCGCCATTGATCTTGCAAGAGCTCTTGTGTATCTGCCTGCTAATCTGTCGTATAAGTTATCTTCAATTGCCTCTTCTGTGATAGCAAATGCTAACGCCACAGTATTGTGAGTGTATCTTGAAGTGTATACTTCAGAAGCTTGGTCAAAAGTGACCATAGCACCTTCAGCTTTAGTTGCTGCTGTGCCAAAGCCAGATAACATTACTTCTTCTTCAAACGCTCTGTCTGAAGTTTCAGTATTGAATATCTCTGCATGCTCATTGTCGTATCTGTTGTATTCCAGGCCAAACAGTGCGTTTAATCCTGGCTCTAGTTCTTTAACTAGTTGTGATCGTGATATAGCCATAAATTATACTCCTGTTCCTTGGTCGTAGAAGTGGTTAACAATTCTAACCAAAACATCTACGTTAGCACTTCCAGCTTCGCTATTTTGCGTATCTTGCGAAATATCAACTGCTTGAAGTACAGTACCACTTACTGTTAATCCAGAAACACTGTGATCCAATTGAACCTCAGATATTCCAGATAAAGTGTTACCTGTTACGTTTGTTATTGCAAAGTTCTTAAAGATGTCTGCTACCGCAAACGCTCCATCAGAATCTACTGAATAAACTACACTCGGGTCGTCGATGATGTTAGCGATAATATCACTAGCAGCAACTCCACCTGGATAGTTGTTTCTAAAAGTAGGCTTCTGAGTAGTAGGGTCTGTGTAGAACACTCCGTTAAAAACGCCCACGACAAGATCAGAGGTATTTGCTACCGCTCTTTCGATCCCGCCACCAGTTACAGGTTTTACCAAGTCACCTTGGAAAATTGCAGTTGCATATCCGCTTGCAATTCTGTATCTGTTTTGCGCGTTAATAAATGGAGAGCCATCTAACTTTCTTACTGGTCTTAGACCATATTTTTCAGCTACATTAGCCATAGTTGTTTTCTCCTTTATTGTTTAACATTTACTTAGAGTGGTGATTACCAAAAAATTAATTTTTGTTTCCTCCACCAAAAGTTACGCGAGATTGTCGACTAATATTCATCGGCATCTCAGGTCGTTGTTCCTTCAAGACATCGTTATCCACCGAGTCAACTTGATCTTGAGTAATTTTTTTAAAATACTCAGCACGGCTTTTTGCGATCTCTTCAGGTATCCTTCCCAACACAAGGCCAGCAACCCCGATCAAACCTGCGTAAGTTCCCTGAGCAATGATTGGATAAGCATGATCACCTAATTGATTTTTAATCTCTTCGGCTCTCACAAATTCCCAACCTTCTCTCATTTTTTTGGATACATTAGCTGTATCCTGAAAACCCATACTCTCGGTTCTTATCCATCTATGAACAAAACCGTCTGGCGCAGGTGGTGCATCCAGAGATGATGGTGGCGTCCAAGGTTTAGTTCTAACCTCTTTTTTTTCTTCTGACGCGCGTGAAGTTCTATTTATTTTATCGCTCATTCTATACCTCCTTCACGAATTTAGCGTATTCTTCTAGTGGCACCCCTAATTTTTTGGCAATCGCCACCTGTGATTTGGTGAGTCTCACAGATCTACGTCCCTGCTGAGTTCTTCCAGCAGAAGCAACTTTTTGGACGGGTCTTCGTTGCTCTGTACTAGCAAAACGATGAGGGAAGTTATCCTTCATTCGCTTGTCTATTTCATTATAATACTCATCACTTTCTACATCAATACCCATGCCCACTAGATCTTCGTGCACAGTCATTGCTGCGTTTGTCATGATTTTATCGTTACCAAACCAAGCGTTTTTAGACGCCCAACCTCTAGCTCTTTCGCTAGGTTCTGATTGTGCAACCTGTTGTTCTTGAGTTGGTTCTTCTTTTGGTGCGTTTTTCTGCTCTTCAAGCTGTTTCAATCTAGCTTCTCTATCAGCCATTTTGATTCTAGCTTTTTCTTTTTCAACAGTTAATTGAGTAAGTTCGTCGTTCGCCTCCATGATTTTATCTGCATCATTAGATTCAATCGCTTCTTTTAACTTACGCTTTACCTGCTCTCTTTGAGCATCTACTCTCGCATCAAACTCTTTCAGATATTTTTCATCTGTAGAGTCAAACTTAGTTTGAGTATCATCATATTTCTTCTGTAGACCTTTAGCAAAATCTAAAGCAGCTTGTTCTCTTCTCTCAGCTTCTCTAAATTTCCTTGTCAGTTTATCTATTCTTTTCTTAACTGACTCAGATACTTGAGTAAGGTCTTCAGGATCTTCTCTCTTATCTAACTTAGTTTCTCTTTCGTTTTCGAAAGTTTTATCTTCCGCAGGTCGTTCGTCCGGGATCTCTTGTACATCGACTTCTTCTTTTGGTTTGTCTTTGTCATGATCCGCATAACCTAAATCAACTTCACCAACATTTAAATTTGGTTCTTTTGACTCTTCGTTTTGTTGTTCTTCAACTTCGACTTTAGTTTCTTTTACATCGTCTAAATCAAGTTCAACTTCAGGTTGTGTTTTAGCTTGTTCTTGTGCATCAGCCATGATGTTTCCTCCTTAATATAAATGCAGAATATCTTCTGGTTTACTTATTGTTGCGATGATTTCATCATCATTCAAAATACGGTGCTCACCATACTTTGTTTTAAATCTAGAACCGGCATATCTGCCGTAGATTACAAATTGACCTTTCTTACACCAAGGACCCTTTGGAAATTTATCTTTGTCTGCATAACACAGATCACCCATCTCAACGACAAGACCTACAACGGTTGTCATCTGAATAGTTTCAGCAGCGGTATCGGTAAAGATTATTCCACCTTTAGTTTTTTTAGGACCTGAATAAGGTCTTACTAAAAGTCTGTA